AAAGGGATTAAGTCGTTTTGTGATACCAAGTGTTTAACTATTTATGCTAAAGTGTTAAACAGCCCTAAAATAAAAGTAAGGTTTGAAAATAAGGATGGTAAAGCGAAACGACTTAAAACCACAAGAGACTATCTGAAAGAAGCACAGGCAATCTTTAATCGCTACGTTAGATTAAGAGACATCTACAAAGGACAAGGCTGCATCAGTTGTGATAAGCCGTACGACATGAATCGATACGGCTGGGATGCTGGACATTACATCTCAAGACGATACAACTACACTCGAATGCATACCTACAATGTCCACTTGCAATGCAAACGATGTAATCAATTCTTATCGGGCAACGTCATTGAGTACAGGAAGCGACTGGTAAATAAGATCGGTGAGAATAAAGTTCTGTGGATCGAAGAGAACTATCGCACCCCGCATAAGTTCACGTCAGATTACCTGAAACGGTTTAAAAAAATCTTTAGCAAAAAAGCTAGGAAAATGGAAAATAAAATAAATGATAAATGACGAAAAAAATACTTACGAATTACTAAAAAATACCAACAAGAGACATCCCTCGCATTCAGACTATATATGTGATTATCCACATAAGATTAATGGTATTGAATATTGGGTTCACGCTAAAAGAATTGAGGATGACAAAAAAGAAAGATATGCTGTAAGTTATCACAAGGTATTTATGCAAGGCGAATATACAAAAGAAAAAAGCAAGGAGAAAAACAATGAGTAATCCCTTTGATGAGCAGATAGGTGGATCGCATTATAAGGATTACGAGATAGAACCTTTTGAGTTTATACATCGCAACGACTTAAGATACGCACAAGGCTGCGTCATTAAGTATGTTCTGAGATACAAAGATAAGAATGGCATCGAAGATCTTAAGAAAGCCAAGCACTATCTCGATATGATGATTGCGCTAGAATCTGCGCAAAATGACAAATAAATAGCAAGAATCGCCGTTAAGAAACCGCATACCTAAGCCATTTGTAAATTAATTGTTGCATCTGCTTGCAACATAGGTAAAATAAATACTGTAGATTAACTAATACGGAGAACTCAAAATGACTAACTTAATGAACGAACACACTAAAGCCCTTGTAGAAGTAGCTAAAGCATACTTTAATAACGACAAAATATGGAGGGCTGGACATGAGTTCACAGACAAAAATATTGCTGAAGGAATTATTAAAATCGCAACGCTTAATCGTCGGTGGTTAACTAATGCTGATCTAGGTCAAGCAAAAGAGTTTTTTCACCAGTATTTACCAACACCATTAGCAAACAAAATATAGGAGGAATACTAATGAGAAAAGTAACAAAAATCAAAAGAGACGTATATCAAGAAGTAACCGACAAGGTTCTTGATATGATGGAGACTCATGGGACCGATTGGACTAATCCGATAACTGAGCATGGATGGTCATTCAACGGAGTGACTATGCAGTCTTACACTGGCGTTAACGTGCTACTGTTAGGATCAGTCGGTGGCGGTGCATTCGCATCATACAAGCAGTGGCAGTCTAAAGGCTGTCAGGTAATGAAAGGTGAGACTGGTCATCAGATCATCTTTTTCAAAAAGGTTGTATCTGCTGATAAAGTCACTGGTGAAGAGAATGTCTATCCAATGATCAAGACTTACACTGTATTCAGTGCGCATCAAGTTGAAGGTGAGTACGCTGATCAGTTCAAAGTTCCAGTTGAGAAAAAGGAAGAGCTTGAGCAGAATCAAGATGTGCAAGACTGGGTAGCTAACACTGGCGCAGTGGTCAAGATTAAGAATGAAGATAGAGCTTTCTACAATCCTAACGATGACTACATTCAAATCCCGCCTCAGTCTAGGTTCAATGCAACTGGCTCAAGTTCAGCAGCAGAAAACTATAACAGCGTTTTATTGCATGAGCTTGCTCACTGGACAGGTCATAAGTCTAGATTGGATCGTAGCATTAAAAATATGTTTGGCACGAAAGACTACGCATTTGAAGAGCTAGTTGCTGAATTAGCTTCAGCCTTCCAGTGTGTGAAGCTAGGTGTGACCAATGAGCCTAGAGCTGACCACGCTCAATATCTTAACTGCTGGATCAAGGTTCTTAGAGAAGATAAGAAGGCTATCGTTAAGGCAGCCAGCCTTGCTCAGAAAGCAGTAGATTATCTTGACAGCTTGCAATCTAAAAAAGCAGAGGAGGTAGCATAGTAAAGAGCAAGTAACATCAAGCAGAAAGAAGGCACAATGAGGTGCCTTTTTTTTTGCATTTGGTTGCAAATAAATGTTGCATCTTGATGAAACATTTGTAATAATAAGTATGTAGATTAATTAATACGGAGAACAAAACATGAAAACATTAACAGAAAAAGATTGGGAAAACTATAACAAGGCAGAAGCAAGAGCCTATAAGCTAGATTTGAACTGTAATTCTTTCCCAATAGAAGCATTTTGTGAGCTAGATAAATTGGATAATACATTGGTCGGGACTATGAAGTATTTTGGCGTTACTTACTATCATGGTTGCGACAGTGATTACAAATGGTTTTTCAGAGCAATCCGAGTTACCGAAAGAAGAAAGATTCATCAGGAAACTCTTAAAGGTGGTTTTGCTAAAAACGAAAAAACGATGATTAAATTTTGGGAAAGACAAGGACCAAAGCAAAATGCAATTATCAGAAAAGTTATGGGCAAAAAAAGATTAGAGACCTTTTGTCAAGCTCACAGAGTTGACATTGATCGACATTTTAGTGTTGCATAGCTAAAACAGTTACATTAAGCGTAACAAAGAGAGGCACAGGGAAGTGCCTTTTTTTTTGCTATATCGTGTATAATTAGGTATGGCTATAACATATCGAGGCGAGCGTTTTAGTGGCTACAACAAGCCAAAGCGCACCAGTGGTCATCCAAAGAAAAGCCATGCAGTATTGGCTAAGGAAGGTGATCAGGTAAGACTCATTAGATTTGGACAACAAGGTGTATCTGGAGCTGGTAAGAATCCAAGAACAGAAGCAGAGAAAGCAAGAAGGCGTAGCTTTAAAGCACGTCACGCTAAAAATATCTCTAAAGGTAAGATGTCAGCTGCTTACTGGGCAGACAAAGTAAAATGGTAGACGATACGATAGGTTTATTCTGGTGTCCTGAGTGCAAATGTTATTACACTTGGGAAGAGTTTAACAAGGAGCACAAACATCATGGCTAAAGGATTATATGCAAACATTCACGCTAAACGTAAAAGGATAGCCAGTGGCTCAGGTGAGAAGATGCGCAAAGTAGGAAGCAAAGGCGCACCGACAGCAAAAGCATTTAGACAGGCGAGGAAAACAGCCAAGAAGAAGTAACATGAAATACAATGAGTTCCTTGATCTGGTAGAGCATTACATACCTTGTCCGCTAACAAGAGATGAGATTATCATGGAGCTATCGGGTCGTGGTTATCCTACTGACAATCATCAAGCAATAGACAACATCATGAAGATTTGTAGAATAATAGAAGAGATGCACGGCATAACGCTAAAGAACGATCATCACAGAAAGTTCCGAAGCAGAGTAATAGGACACGCATGACAGAAGAAGTAAACAAAGGTGGCAGACCAGCAGTAGTCTTTGATGAGGTAATGACTCGTCAATACGAGGAGCTGGCATCTGTCTTAACAAAAGCACAGTGCGCTGACTTCTTTGGCATAAGCCTTACAACGCTCAAGGAAGTAGAGAAGAGACAGCCAGAGGTTTACGACTCCTATAAAAAGGGAAAAAGCCAAGCAATTGCTAATGTGGCTAATAATCTAGTGAAACAAGCTAAAGACGGCAACATGAGTGCTGCAATATTCTATTTAAAGACACAAGCTGGCTGGTCAGAGACACAGAAGCTCGATGTCTCAGGTGATTTTCCGACACAGATAGTTCTGAAGGGAGTGACGACTGATGCAAGCAGAGATAGAGATACCGAATAAGCTGATTCCGATCTTTGAGGGAGAAGCAAGATATCGCTGTGCTTACGGAGGCAGAGGATCAGGCAAGACTCGAACGTTCGCACTGATGTCAGCTATCAGAGGCTTCCAAGAGGGAATGAAGGGCAGAGAAGGCATCATTCTGTGCGCCAGAGAACATCTGAACTCGCTAGACGAATCATCGTTAGAGGAAGTTAAAGCAGCTATAAGCTCAGTCGATTGGCTCAAGGATTACTACGAAGTCGGCGAAAGATACATCAGATCAAAGGACGGAAGGATCAATTATGCCTTCGCTGGATTAAGACGTAACGTAGACTCACTCAAAAGTAAATCAAGAATCCTATTAGCTTGGATTGATGAAGCAGAGAACGTCTCAGACAGCGCATGGACCAAGCTGGTTCCTACAGTAAGGGAACACGACTCAGAGATATGGGTAACATGGAACCCTGAGAGCAAAGAATCAGCAACACACAAGAGATTCCGAGTCGATCCGCCTAAAGATATCAAGATCGTTGAGATTAACTGGGATGAGAATCCATTCTTTCCTGAAGTCTTAGAGAAAGCCAGACAAGAAGATTTAGAGAAGCGACCAGACATCTATGATCATGTATGGAACGGAGACTTTATGATTCATGTCGAAGGATCCTACTACGCTTTGGAAATGCTAAACGCCAATCATGAAGGCAAGATATGCTCAGTTCCTTACGATAAGAATGCCAGCGTTATTACGGCATGGGATTTGGGTATGGCTGATACCACAGCGATCTGGTTCGCTCAGTTTATAGGTAAAGAGGTTAGGATCATTGATTACTATGAGAACTCAGGCTTGTCACTGGATCATTACGTCAACGTGCTAAGAGAGAAAGGATACGTTTATGAACAGCATATCCTACCGCATGACGTGAGAGTAAAGGAACTTGGGACAGGTAAATCAAGATTTGAAGTCCTACAAAACTTAGGTCTAACAGGTATCGTTGTCTGTCCTATGATGTCAGTAGAAGATGGAATACAGCAAGTAAGATCCATGATACCAACGTGCTGGTTCGATGCAGAGAAATGCGAAAGAGGTATCGATGCCTTAAGACAATATCGCAGAGACTGGGATGAGAACGGCAAAGCATGGAGAGGCAGACCAAAGCATGACTGGACATCACACGCATCAGATGCATTTAGATACTTAGCCGTAGGATACAGACCACAGCATAATTGGGGACAACCAATTCGCCGTGGACTCCAAGGGATCGCATAACCTGTGATATAATCTTAGGATGCCAGTTTCACCATCATTATTACAATCAATGCAATCAGGTCAGCCTATCGCTACATCACCTGAAGCAAGACAATTCCGAGAAGATTACGGAAGAGCCGTAAGACAAGTTCCAAGATCCATTCTTGATTACGTTACTAATACACCAGCCAATGAAATGGCATCAGATGTTGGTGGACTATTGGGAGCTATGGCTCAAAGCGCAAGAGAGAATCCAGCAGAATTTATAGCAGGATTTAATCCTTACACAGGCGCAATGCTATCGGCTAGAGATACACAACGTACAAACGAAGCCATACGACAAGCAGAGGCACAAGGAGACACAAGGACAGCAGATAACCTAAGACAAATGAATCTTTTAAATATGCTAGGAGCAGTGCCAGTTGTTGGAGGGTTTAGTAATACGTTTAGAAATGCTAGAAGAGGCTTGTTTGATGAAACAGTAGACACATCTCGACTACCTCCAGCATCTAATGCACAAAGAACTCAATTAGGAACATCAACAATACCTACATACAGCAAAGCAAATGATATGTTTACTGTTGAAGGCAAAACATTAGACTATGGTGCTGGCAGAGGTCTCGGTGCTGAACAGATAGGAGCTGATACATTTGAGCCTTTCCCAATGGAAGGATTTAATCCAACCTATAATAACTCAAGTGCAATACCATCAAACTCATATCCTAGAATTACTTCTCTCAATGTGCTTAATGTGATGCCAAGAGAGGCAAGAGACGAAGTGGTAAGAGACATCGGAAGAATACTGGAGCCTAATGGAGAAGCCATTATTACAACAAGAGGCAGGGATGTTATGAGTGCACAAGGCGTTCCACAATCAGAACCTATGTCAATCATTACCTCTAGAGATACATATCAAAAAGGCTTCACACAGTCAGAGCTAAGAGAATACGTTCAAGATACACTTGGCGAAAACTTTGAAGTGATAAATGCGCCGCAAAAGATTGGAGCGGCAGGAATCGTAGTTAGAAAGCTACGCTAACACCCAAAATCAAATTAATCGGTTATAATAACAATTATGGCTATCACAACCTACTCAGAACTAAAAACATCCATAGCGGATTTCTTGAACCGAGATGACTTAACGTCAGTTATTCCTGATTTCATCACATTAGCAGAAGCACAGATGGAGCGAGAGCTAAGGCACTACAAAATGCAAAAGCGCAGTGAAGCTGAGATTGATACACAGTACAGCTCATTACCTGCTGACTTTTTAGAGCCGATTAGGTTTCACATTAACGATACTTACAAGACACGACTTGAGCTCACATCACTCGATGATATGTTAGAGC